TTTCAAATGAGAGTGGTTTGACCTTAACGTTTGAGCGGCCTACCGAAGCAAATGTCGCACTTGCATTGCAACCGACAATTACATCAAAGGAGGAAGGTTCGTTGAAGATTGTGTCGTCAGACGTAGGTGAGTCCTCAATCAAGGAAGTGGTTCGAAAATCAGAGATTTCTATGCTTGGTCTAACAGGCAACACAGTGTCCGATGAGTTCCAAAGAAGTACAGAAATCGAGTCGTTGCAGCAGTTCCATATGGTATCCACAGAGACGATTATCCGTAAACAGATGCATGCGATGGTGTATACTGGTCCGCTAAAAGTTCAACAATGCAAGAACTATTTAGACAGCCTGGTAGCCTCGCTCTCTGCTGCGGTATCAAACCTGAAGAAGATAATCAAAGACACAGCTGCTATAGATCTCGAGACTAAGGAAAAATTTGGAGTCTACGACGTGTGCCTTAAGAAATGGTTGGTGAAACCTCTATCAAAAGGACATGCTTGGGGTGTGGTGATGGACTCAGACTATAAGTGCTTTGTTGCGCTTCTCACATACGATGGCGAGAACATTGTATGCGGAGAGACATGGCGTAGAGTCGCAGTGAGCTCCGAATCTTTGGTGTATTCAGATATGGGGAAGATAAGAGCTATACGCTCTGTGCTTAAAGACGGTGAACCCCATATAAGCAGTGCAAAGGTTACACTTGTTGATGGTGTTCCTGGTTGCGGAAAGACAAAGGAGATTCTTTCGAGGGTCAACTTTGACGAAGATCTAGTTCTGGTACCAGGAAAACAGGCTGCTGAAATGATAAGAAGAAGGGCAAACAGTTCTGGTTTAATCGTGGCGACCAAGGAGAATGTAAGGACGGTAGACTCTTTCTTAATGAATTACGGTCGAGGTCCGTGCCAATACAAAAGGCTGTTTCTGGATGAAGGTCTAATGTTACACCCTGGTTGTGTTAATTTTCTGGTTGGCATGTCTCTATGCTCCGAGGCTTTTGTTTATGGAGACACCCAGCAGATTCCTTACATCAACAGAGTTGCAACTTTTCCCTATCCTAAGCATTTGAGTCAACTCGAGGTCGATGCTGTTGAAACTCGCAGAACAACGTTGCGGTGTCCAGCGGATATCACCTTCTTCTTGAATCAGAAGTACGAAGGGCAAGTTATGTGCACATCAAGTGTTACACGCTCGGTGTCACACGAGGTCATCCAAGGTGCAGCGGTAATGAATCCAGTGTCTAAACCACTTAAAGGGAAGGTGATTACATTCACTCAATCAGACAAGTCATTGCTGCTCTCAAGGGGTTACGAAGATGTGCATACCGTTCATGAGGTGCAAGGGGAAACGTTTGAAGACGTCTCACTAGTGAGGCTGACGCCTACACCCGTGGGAATAATTTCAAAGCAGAGTCCGCACCTGTTGGTCTCATTGTCTAGGCATACAAGGTCGATCAAATATTACACAGTTGTGCTAGATGCAGTCGTTTCAGTGCTTAGAGATCTGGAGTGTGTGAGTAGTTACCTGTTAGATATGTACAAAGTTGATGTGTCGACTCAATAGCAATTACAGATAGAATCGGTGTACAAAGGTGTTAACCTTTTCGTCGCAGCACCAAAAACAGGAGATGTTTCTGACATGCAATATTATTACGACAAGTGTTTGCCGGGAAACAGTACTATACTCAATGAGTATGATGCTGTAACCATGCAAATACGAGAGAATAGTTTGAATGTCAAGGATTGTGTGTTGGATATGTCGAAATCGGTGCCTCTTCCGAGAGAATCTGAGACGACATTGAAACCTGTGATCAGGACTGCTGCTGAAAAACCTCGAAAACCTGGATTGTTGGAAAACTTGGTCGCGATGATCAAAAGAAATTTCAACTCTCCCGAATTAATAGGGGTCGTTGACATCGAAGACACCGCTTCTCTAGTAGTAGATAAGTTTTTTGATGCATACTTAATTAAAGAAAAGAAAAAACCAAAAAATATACCTCTGCTTTCAAGGGCGAGTTTGGAAAGATGGATCGAAAAGCAAGAGAAGTCAACAATTGGCCAGTTGGCTGATTTTGACTTTATTGATTTACCAGCCGTTGATCAATACAGGCACATGATCAAGCAGCAGCCGAAACAGCGTTTGGATCTTAGTATTCAAACTGAATACCCGGCTTTGCAAACTATTGTGTATCATAGCAAGAAAATCAATGCGCTTTTTGGTCCTGTATTTTCAGAATTAACAAGACAACTGCTAGAGTCAATTGACAGTTCGAGATTCATGTTTTATACAAGGAAAACGCCTACACAGATCGAAGAGTTTTTCTCAGATCTGGACTCTAATGTTCCTATGGACATATTAGAGCTGGACATTTCCAAGTATGACAAATCACAGAACGAATTTCATTGTGCAGTTGAGTATGAGATTTGGAAAAGGTTAGGCTTAGACGATTTCTTGGCCGAAGTTTGGAAACACGGGCATCGGAAGACAACGTTGAAAGACTACACAGCCGGAATAAAAACGTGTTTGTGGTATCAAAGGAAAAGTGGTGATGTCACCACATTCATTGGAAACACGATCATTATTGCTGCATGTCTGTCCTCTATGCTACCGATGGAGAGATTGATTAAAGGTGCCTTTTGTGGTGATGATAGTATACTATACTTTCCAAAGGGCACTGATTTCCCTGATATTCAACAGGGTGCAAATCTTCTCTGGAATTTTGAAGCCAAGTTGTTTAGGAAGAGATATGGTTACTTTTGCGGTAGGTACATAATTCACCATGACAGAGGCTGTATTGTATATTATGACCCTCTAAAATTGATCTCGAAACTCGGTGCAAAACACATCAAGAATAGAGAACATTTAGAGGAATTTAGGACCTCTCTTTGTGATGTTGCTGGGTCGTTGAACAATTGTGCGTACTATACACATTTGGACGACGCTGTCGGTGAGGTTATTAAGACCGCACCTCCTGGTTCGTTTGTTTATAGAGCATTAGTTAAGTACTTGTGTGATAAAAGGTTGTTTCAAACATTGTTTCTGGAATAAATGGCGTTAGTAGTCAAGGATGACGTTAAGATTTCTGAGTTCATCAATTTGTCTGCCGCTGAGAAATTCTTACCTGCTGTTATGACTTCGGTCAAGACGGTACGAATTTCGAAAGTTGACAAAGTGATTGCAATGGAAAACGATTCGTTATCCGATGTGGATTTGCTTAAAGGTGTAAAGCTTGTTAAGGATGGTTATGTGTGTTTAGCAGGGTTAGTTGTGTCCGGGGAGTGGAACCTACCCGACAACTGCAGAGGTGGAGTAAGCGTTTGTTTGGTTGATAAGAGAATGCAAAGAGATGACGAAGCAACACTTGGATCTTATAGAACCAGTGCAGCTAAGAAACGATTTGCCTTCAAATTGATCCCGAATTATAGCATTACTACCGCCGATGCTGAGAGAAATGTTTGGCAAGTTTTAGTTAATATTAGAGGTGTTGCCATGGAAAAGGGTTTCTGTCCTTTATCTTTGGAGTTTGTCTCAGTTTGTATTGTACACAAATCCAATATAAAATTAGGCTTGAGAGAGAAAATTACTAGTGTGTCAGAAGGAGGACCCGTTGAACTTACAGAAGCAGTCGTTGATGAGTTCATCGAATCAGTTCCAATGGCTGACAGATTACGTAAATTTCGCAATCAATCTAAGAAAGGAAGTAATAAGTATGTAGGTAAGAGAAATGATAATAAGGGTTTGAATAAGGAAGGGAAGCTGTTTGATAAGGTTAGAATTGGGCAGAACTCGGAGTCATCGGACGCCGAGTCTTCTTCGTTTTAACTATGGCTTACACAGTTTCCAGTGCCAATCAATTAGTGTATTTAGGTTCTGTATGGGCCGATCCATTAGAGTTACAAAATCTATGTACTTCGGCGTTAGGTAATCAGTTTCAAACACAGCAGGCTAGAACTACGGTTCAACAGCAGTTCTCTGATGTGTGGAAGACCATACCGACCGCTACAGTTAGATTTCCTGCTACTGGTTTCAAAGTTTTTCGATATAATGCCGTGCTAGATTCTCTAGTGTCGGCACTTCTCGGAGCCTTTGATACTAGGAATAGGATAATAGAAGT